CGCCTGTTCCTCGACGGCGTGCATCGTTACGTCGCCGGCCTGTGCCGAGACGGTGTAGGAGTTGTTCTTCCATCCGGCCATGATCGCGGAAACGATCAGGGCGATCAGGGAGACCGCCTGGTAGATCTGCGACTCCGTGAGCTCGATCTGTCCGCGGCCCAGGACCGCGAGGACCTGGTTCGCAAGGGATACGAGGAGGAAGATCGTCCTCGCCCATGTCTCCGGTGTTACTCCGGAAAGGTTCCATTTCTTTTTCTTCATTTCATGCCCTCCAGCTTAATTATCCTTTTTTCGTGATTGTCCAGTGTGTCGTTGAAGCTCTTGTGCTCCTCCGCGTTGTCCTTCCTCAGGTCTTTGACCTGCTCCATCAGGCTGTCAAGCGTCGCCTGCAGCTTCGTGATGGCGGTGTTAAGGTTGATGATCGGCTTCCCGATTGAGAGAAAAAGCCCGACAAGCGCGGCGATGACAGTCACTATCGTGTACTCGTTCATTTATTCTGTCCTTTCTAAATGAGCGCGGCAAAGCCGCCGCGCTCGGTGTGTGTAGTATTTGCTTGTCAGGGTTTCGCCGTGAGGGTGTCGCAGGTCGTGACCTGATCGAAAAATCCCGTCAGGACCGCCTTGTCATCCCTCTCGTCAACGACGAGGGCCTTCTGCGGCATCGGGTTGCCCTGGCTGTCGGTGGCCTTCGTGAATTTGTGGATCGTCGAGACGCCGGTGTAGGTCAGCTGCTGTCCCTGGCTGTCGGTGCCGGCATTCTTGGTCTGTGATGTCTCGTTAGGCACCGCGAAGCTGCCCTTGTATCTCCAGACGTATCTGTAGGTGCCGTCGGTCAGGCCGAGCCTATAGCCCAGCGCGAAGTTCGGGCTGGTGCCCTCTCCGTCGAGGAGTGCGCCCGTGGCGGTGTCGTAGATCTTGCCGGTTATCTTGGCCAGCGTTGCCAGGTCAAGGGCCGGGATGTTCAGGGTGATCGTGTCGCTGCCTTCCGCGTTGATGGTGAAGGCGGCCACGTTGTCGTAGTATTTAGTCTCGCTCGCGGTGGCGACGCTCTTCGAGATCTCGGCGACAGGCGCCAGCTTCTCGACGGCGCCGGTCACGTATCCGTGCCCGGTTCCGGTCTCGTTGTCGTCAACTGTGACTTCGGCGATGTAAAGCTCGTCGGTGCCGCGGAACTCGTCAACATATGCTCCCATTAGTTAGTCTCCTTTCTTATCGATGAAAATGATGTTGATCCCGCGGCCGGTGTGTGTGACCTCGTCGCTCGCGACGTCGTAGCCCACGCCGGGCACGGTGAATCCTGCGTCCTTCAGGACGCTCACGGCCTCGAGGAGGACGGTGTTCACGGCCTCCGGGTCCGTGCTGTAAAAATTGAGATCCAGGTCCCAGTCGGTCCGGGTCTCCTCGTTGTCGTAAAAGCTGGCGTATGCGGTGTCGTTGTTCCAGTAGGTGAAATAACTCGGATACTCGTCGCCGGTCGCCAGCGTTCCCTGGAGGATCACCGGAAGACCGAAAGCTTCCTGCAGCGTGTCGATCAGTAACTGTTTGACGTCCGTCATCCTTGCTCTCCTCCTATGCTCAAATATTTACGCAGGACTTCCTCCTGCTTCTCTGCGATCTTTTTCTTGACGCGCGCGCCCTTTATCGCGTTGTAGACCTTCTGGTCCTTTGCCATCTTCGGCGTGCCGTACATGACGAAGATCGAGTGCATGAAGCCTGCTTTGTTCTTCGCGGCGCTGAAGCCGGTGTGAACTGTCGCAACAGTGCCGGCCCACTCGACAGGCTCGCTGTCGATGATGCTCTCGTACATTTTGCCGGTCGCATATCCCTTACGGCCGGGACGTCCCGGTGCGTACGGTGCGGCCGCCTGTTTCAGTTCTCGCTGCACGATGGTCTGCGTCTCCGTAAGAGCCTCGTCTACGGCTGCGTGGAGGTCTCCCTCCGCTCTGTCGATCTGCTCAGCCAGCTCCGCGAATCCGTCGAAGATGATCTGCATTCTTGCCATCAGGTCTTCCCTCCGGCTCTCCGGACCTTGATCTGCATGAACTGATGCCGGCGGTCGATGTCCTCCGGATCCGCGACGATCTCGTAGATCTCGCCGGTCTCCGCGAGCTCGATCCGGCAGTCCGCCGTGATGTCCGGGCGGTACCAGGTGTCGATGGTCGCGGTGTTGACGACGCTGTAGACGCCGTCCCGGACGTTCTCGGTCCCGCCGAAGGTCCGGAAGGATCCGTAAAACAGCGGCGGGTCCTCCGGCATGGTCTTGACGGCCACGCCGTAGACTCTCTCGGTCTTCTCCGGAACAAGGAGGCGCATCGGCACGGTGAAGGGCGTCGTCGGTCTGTAGTTTCTCGCCATTTCGTTATCCCTTCAGCGCCAGCTGCGCCACGCGCATTTTGAAGTATTCGGAGAGGGTGCCCTCTCCGGCTCCGTAGTTCCACAGATCGGAGACGCCGCGGGCGACGACTCCGTCGGTGATCGCCGCCGTCTTGACGCCCGCGTCCTCGATGAAGGCGATCACTTCGTTGTAATAGATCTCGATCGCGCTCTCCTGGTACTCGCCGGCGCCGAGCGCCGCCATGACTCCGCTCAGGGTTGCCATCGTCCGCTGCCTCCTTTTCTTTTTAGTTCTCGGTGCCGCCGCCGGTGGAGGGCGCATCGAGCCCGATCCTGTTAATTATCAGGTTTCCGCTCTCGTAGACCGCCGAATAAAGCGAGCATCCGTCGGGGTCGACGGAACCGGAGACGGGTGTGATCTTCGCGTTTTCACCATCGAAGAATCCCTCGAAGCCGTAATCTGCTACAAAGTAAGCGAATCCTGCGGTTCCTGCAAACACCATCCTTTTTACGGGCTCGTTACAAAGAAAGAGCCCGTCGCCGTCGCTGATGATAAAGAACCCTGCGTTATCATCGGCAACGCCTAACTTCTGGAGGCCTTCGTTGTTTTCTGTATCCTGCTTCAGGATCACGCCATAAAGGCTGATCAGGTCGGTCGCCTGGACCGGTACGATTCTGTCTTTATTAATCATTTCGTTTTATTTCCTTTCTATATTCTTTCTATATTCTTTTTCTTTACGAAGGCAGATCCGCCTTGTCCCACTTGCCTGCCACGACGGTGAGGACCTTGCCATTGTCGCTGGTTGTTACCTTCGGCAACTCTGCTGAGATCGCCGCCGCAATGACTGTTGATATCAGATGGATCGCCTCGTCGTTCGTGGTGGCGGTGAAGTCCTCAGCGCTGCCGCCGAGGGCTATGTATACTTCTTTAAGGGCTTCGACATTAGTCATTACTGTGCCCTCCTTATGCCTTCTTGATCAGGTAATATCCTGTAGGATTGAGGACCTTTCCGTCAACCACGACGATGGCCTTGTCGACCCACTCGTTCGTCTCCTCGTCGAAGTAGCGCCTCATAGTGAAGCCGAAGTTTTCGTTCACGGCGTACTCCTCAGGCTGCCAGTAGATTCCGATGACGTCGCCGGATGCTGCGCTGTCAAAGTCTGTGATGAGGTCGGGCTCGACCAGGCTGATCCTTCTGCCGAAGAAGCGGCCGTTAGGATCCTGCGCATCGCCATCGTTGACTTCGAGGCCGGTTGCCTGACGGAAGACGGGGTTGTTGTTGCTGTCGGCCATCGTCTCGAGGTAGCTCTCTACGGTGGAAAGCGGGAAGATGAACTCGCCGGCTCTGTATCCGAGAGGCAGCTGCGAGAAGAATCTCTTTCTCCATTCGGTCCAGTTGCCGATCTGTGCGGCGGTGAAGGTCACGACGTTGGTGACTCTGGAGTCGTTTTTGATTCCGAGCATCTGGCCGTCGCCGGTTCCTGCTACGATGCCGTAGTCCATGGCCTCGAGGTATGCCTCGGCGATGACTTCCGCGAGAGCGGACTCAAAGGACGAAAGGGTCAGCAGATTGCTCAGGAAGGTCTGGGCGACGCGGATCTCTGCGACGTTGTACTTGAAGGAGACCTTATCGAGGGCTCCGGGCTTCTGTCTGGGGCTGACGGTGGCTTCGGTGATCCACTTGAACTTGGCGCGGAGGCTTCCGACGGGGAACTCGACTCCGCCGGGGACGCTCATCCTGCGGACTCTGGCGTACAGGTTGCCGTAACGGACGCGGACGGTGTTGATGACTTCGTTCATCACGGTCACGGGAATCGCGGCTCCGGATTCGACGGTGCTGATGACCTCGCCGTTCCTGGTGATGGGCGTGCCGTTGATCGCGTAGTTACGGAATGCGTTTCTGTATTCCATGCTTGCGAAGTAGTCTTCGTCTTCGCTTCTGGTCTCTGCGGTCTCAAAGGATCCGCGGATATTGCCGTTTACGAGCTCGGCGCCTGCGGGGGCCTCTCCCTGTGCGGCTCTCTGCTCCTCGGCTTCGAGGTTTGCGATCTGAGCGGTGATGTCTCTGATCTCTGATGTTACTGTCTCGGCCTCTGCTGTGAGGGACCTGACTTCGTTCACGTCGCTGGATGCGTTTATTGCACTACGGATCTCAGCGAGTCTGGCCTGTCTCTTCGTGAGCAGGTCCTGGAGGAATTTCTTCATTTCCTTTTGCTCCTTTAAAATAAGATTTTTGCGAGGGCTTTCGCTTTCGCTAATTCCAGATCGCTGTCCAGTGATCTCTTCGCGCTCTCCAGCACGGCTTTGGCGCTCTCCAGCGCCTGACGGTCATTCTCCAATGACTCTTTATATCTTGCGGATATCGAGGTTCCGTCATACGCGGGGAATGTCACCGCGCTGATCTCCACGATCCGCTCGATCGCTAAAATTGTCCGGGTCGGGTGATCTGTGTCGAGCTCGGCCCACTTATACTCTCCGATGATGAACATAAAGGACATCTTGTCTATGTCTCCGCGGCGGACCGCAGCGTAATAGTCCTGCGCCTTCGGGCTGTTCTTGACGTCGAGACTTGCTCGGAAGTACATCCCCATATCGTCAACTCCGATCTGCATCGTTGAGTTTTCGTTGTTGTTGCGGCTCCTGGCGTATACGTAGCTCGTATCGTGATTCAGGCAGAGCCTGACGTCGTGCATGTCCGTGTTGGCCAGGGCTCCGCGGTCGATGATCTCGTCGAAGTATCCGAGGTCGGTCTTCTCGTTGAAGACGACGGGGCGCCCTTCGATGATCCCGAGATCTCCCTCTTCCCTTGTTTCAAATGTCGAGAGATAGTCTCTCGTTATCAGCTTTGATGTTGTCATTTATTCGTACCTCCTTTTTAGGATTGTGCTTTATAAGTCAGCGTAATCTCTCCATCCGATGTGATGACATTGTCACCCTGTAAGAGAGCGAGGTCTTGAGGGGTGAAGGTGAGGGTGATGGGTGTGGCAAGTTCGTAGACCAACTGCTGACCGATGAGAACGCTTGTCACTTCTGCGACCGTTTTGCCGACAAAGCTGGCATCACGGACTCTCAAAAGTTGCGATGTCGATACATTTGACAAGCAGATTGTTCCGTACTCGATATTCATGTATCCTCTTGGAGTTGTCCCTTTAAGGATAGAGGATTGTACCGCTCCATAATAGGCACCAAGTGCAGCCACTTGTGGCTGATTGACTCTGAATAACCCGGGAACAATGTTATCTTCGCTGATCCAAGTAAAACTCCCCAAGTCCACCATCGCCCTATCCACCACCAACTCGCCCTTCACCACATCAAGTGCCCCACCATACACTACGTCCCCGAAGGGAACTGTGACTGTGACACTCTGCTGTCCATCTCCGTCTGTCCTCACCACACTCACCGAATCGTGTCCTGTTATCGGTCTGATGTTTTCAGGTGACGGATCGCCTGTGCCTTCCTGTATCGGCTCTATTGCTACGGACAGAGCCACGGCTTCGGCCGCGATCGCGTCCGCGATGCTTATCGGGTTGCCTTTGACCGTCTTCTCGACGTATACCGGCGCGGCGTTGAGCCACTGGATCAGCAGCTCCTCGATCCTTGACTGCGGCGCCTTGTCGTAGCTTCCGCCGTTGATCTTCGCGATGAGGATCTCCTCGTTCCGCGACTGCGGAACCATGTCCGTCGTCGTTCCGTTCAGGATGCAGAGGAGGAGCTCCTCGATCCGGCTCTGGGGTTCTTCGGTGTAGCTCGTACCGTTCAGGATGGCCTGAAGGATCGCTTCGTTCCGGCTCTGCGGAGCCTCGAGGACGTTATTCGCTCCGAGGATGTTCTGAAGGATCGCCTCGTTCCGGCTCTGCGGAGCGTCGAATCTGACAGATCTGGCGGCGATCTTCTTCGCTGCCGTTTTCTTTTTCCTTGCCATCTCAGACGCCCTCCTCTTCCTTGTTCTCGTCGATCACGTCCATCTTGACGTTCCCGATCTTACCCATCTGGTAATCTTTCGCGATGTCCGTATCGATCCAGTTGAGGCTCATGTATCGCTTCCCCTCCAGCTCCGGCAGCGGTGTCAGGCCGAAGATCACGCGCTTCTCGTTCTCGAAGATCGCGCCTGTCGGTGCTAAAATGCTGTTGACCAGCTCCAGCTTCTGACCCATCGTCATGAAGATCAGGTCTTTTGTAAAAAACTGGATTTTGTTCCCGAAGCTCTGCTCGCGGCTCGTGAAGACTTTCTTCGTGAAGGCCTGCCCGTATGAAATGATCAACGGCTCGAGGGCTTTCTGGTAAAACGCTTCGTACTGCTCTTTCGAAAAATCTCCCGTCAGAATGCTGAGCGGTATCCCCCAGTTCCGGAGGATCTTCTCGTCGATGAATTTCAGCGTCGCCTCGTCGACGAGCTGCGTCTGCCTCGGGAAGGGCACGAACTCCGCCTTCAGGTCGATCGGAAGGAATCCGCTCTGGCTGTTCTGGAGCTTCTGCTCCAGCGCCTTGATGTTCTGTTCCATCTTTCCGTCGTCGAGCATCGTGTTATATTTCACGATACCGTTGACGGCGTAGCTCGAGTTCATGGCCTTCGCGATCCCGTTCAGGAGAGTCCCGTTGAGCTCCAGCGTCTTCAGGATCGCCGCGTTGTCCGGTCTGCCGAACTGGTCGCCGCCCATGTATTCGTTGACTGAATAGTTGTATTTCAGGTGTATGACGTCGTCATACGGAACCGTCGTGTCCCATCCGGTCGCGAAGTAGAACTTTACGAAAAGCCTCCCGCCGGCATCCTCGATGAAATCGACCTGTGTCGGTTTGATCGGCCACAGCGCCTCGTAAGAGCGCTTCTCCTCGCCTGTGGCCCTGTCTGTCCATCTCCTGTATGTGGGGATGATAAACGCGTTGTAGTTCATCAGGAGGAGCCAGGTGGTCTTCTCGATGAACTCCGCGGTGGTCATCAGCGGGTTCGGGTTCTGAAGGACCCGCGCGATGCTGCTGTCGGCCACCGGGACCGGGTCGTTGCCGTTCATCCGGATGTGTACCGGGCGTAGCTTTGTCATCTCGTCGACGATGCACTTCAGCGCCTGGACGACGACGTCGCTCGCATATATGTTGTCGCCGTAGTAGGTGAAGAGCGGCGCGAAGCCGTTCATCGTCATCGCCCACTTCGTATCCTTCGGTCCTCTTCGGAAAAGTTTGTCAAATATGCTCATTTGTTATCCTATCGCGTTTAGTATTTCTGTTTTGTGCCGGCGGAGCATTTCTTCCACCATGATCATCGTGACCGCTCCGTCGATCCTTCGCGCTGCCTGATTCTTTATCTTCACCGGCATGATGTGGCCGGTGTTGAACATCTGGATCGATGTGTTCAGCAGGCACCACTGGTCGATCGGGTTGTTGTTAT